GAGCAGTTAAAAATAGCACCACCAATGAATAATTGGCGAATATTTAAGAAAAATTTGGCAGAATTAACAGATAAAGCTTCCTTAGTCGATCAGAGCGTGTTGGATGATTGTATTGATTATTATATGATTCATATTGTTAAACAAGTTTGTGATTCAGAATTTGATGAATTGGGAGTTATATCAGATGAAGCCAACATTAATGGTGTCCCTGGAGTAGATTATATAGATAAAATGAATCGAAATACTTCCATGGGGTTCCCTTGGTGTAGGCCAAAAAAGAAATATCTTTTTCCTTGTTCAAATGAGAACTATCCTGATGGTATGATTTTTGATGAAGAAATTATGAGCGAGTTTCATAGACAGGACTATATCAGTAGGACAGCGTGTATGGCGCACCCAGTATATAATGTTTCACAAAAAGATGAACCACTCCCTCACAGTAAAGTAGTAGATTGGGGTACGCGATTATTTTGTGGTGCTGCGGCACCTTCAACACTCAGAGATAGGAAATATTTCCTTCTAATGGTTAGATTTTTCCAGCGCAATAGGTTGGCAACCAGAACTGCAATAGGGACCGTAGTGCAAAGTAGTCAGTGGGGAGATATAGCTAATGCATTGCAATTTAAAGATAGAATTATGGCTGGAGATTATAAGAAGTTTGATAAAAAGCAGCAAATTAGAATTTTACATGGCGCTTTTGATATTTTGGATAGGATAGCTAAGCGTAGTAGACAATATGATGATGTGGACATGAATGCGATGTTAGCAATTAGGTGTGACACTATATATGCTCTAGTACATTTTGATGGAGATTTATTGTCTTTTTTTGGCGCGTTACCCTCCGGGAATCCGATGACGACATTGCTTAACTGTTTATGTAATATTCTATTAGATATGTACGCATATAGAACAGCAGGCAACAGATTGCAGGATTATTTTGATTATGTATTTACGATAGTCTATGGGGACGATTCTATAACATGTGTGCATCCAGATTGCCAGAATTTTGATCACACAATAAAACAACGTGAACTCCAGAAAATAGGTATAACTTTTACTATGGCCGAA